CCCAGACCTTCCAACCCTCAAGTGTGAGCGGCTCGTTCAGTCGTGCAGGGCAGTCGGGACAGACGAATCGGCAGGCTGCGCAGTAGCTGTCGCCCCCACCGAACTCCCACTCGGCATGGGCGATGAGGCGTTTTTTTCCGCGTCCAAGAGCAAGCCCTTCGCGACATAAAGGCTTTGGAAGGCCTCGAAGATCGGCCAGATGTCGAGAAGCGCGTCGATCGCCTCGGGGCTGACCACCAAGGGCGCGCCCTCGGCATCCCCGACACCCTCCCAGTCAAGGATCGCCATGCGCGCCAGCGCCTTGGCCATCGCCAATGCTGCCTCCTCAGTCCTCGCGTCTTTCGGCAGGTCGGCAATCGCGGGATCGCTACGTGCGGCCACCATCAGCGCCGTGGTGAGCGGGTGGAGCTTCACGCGCACGCCCGGGACGAGGTCACACCAAAAGGGTGCGTTGGTCAGATCAAGGGTCAGCATGGGTGGGTCTTTCAGTAGGAGGCGACAGTGTTGACGAGGACGGCGGTACAGAGGCGCGCGGGACTTGCGGCCTTGGCCGCCTGCCAGTCGAAGGTTGCCTGAATGCCCTGAGGCCCCGGGATCTCAATCCGGGGGCGCGGCAGGTAGACGGCATGGGCCGTGAAGGTGAAGCTGGCACTTGCCCCAAGGCTATAGGCAAAGACCAACTCGCAAGGCGTGCCATCCAGAGCTTGGGTGATAAGGGCCGTGTCGGCAAAGCGCACTTCCATCCGCCCGGTCAGTGACGCCATTCCGGGATCAGCACCTTCGATCTTGCCATCCGCGCGGATGGTCTCGATACGGTCGAGCCCGTTGGAATAGGTGACCTCCGCCGAGATGATATTGCCAAGCGGTGTGCCGTTGCGGGTGATCGACCCGTTAAAATGCCCGAAGCGCTGCAAGCCAAGCGCGGTGGTCGTACCTGCCGCCGTGGCAACTGCGGCGGTCTCCCCTTGCGCCACAAGCCGTGCAGTTGCGGTCAGAAGACCTGACCGTGACATCTGCCAACTCAGCTGGTCGCAAACGCAGCCCGTGTACATCGCATAGCGCGGCACCTCCGGCATGCCCGTCTCGATCGCCATGCTTGGAAGCGACCAGTTGCCCGACTGGAACGTGTGGGTCTTCGGTGTCGTGCCAGTGGTCGTGGGACCTCCGAAGGCCGCCTTCAACCAGAGGCCAAAGTTCTCAACATCGATCGGCACCACGACATCACCATCCGCCGTGACCGCATCCTTGATCGGGGCCAGCGGATCGCGCCCCTGGCCCAAGAGCTCCGAGGCGATCAGGGGCTGCTCGGACCCTAACGTGGTGCTGGCAAAGGGCACCGTGCGGAACCCTGTGGTGGGCGCAGTGCCATAAACCGTCTCAAACGCCAGCGCCATTTGCGCCCGCGCCCCATGGGCTCGTGCCATTGTATTCTCCTATCGCGATTGAGGGTCAGGCCAGCGGGTTGGCTGTTGAATAGTGCAACGTGATCGGAATGATCCCAGCCTTCAGAGACGCAGCCCCTTCAATGGCGAGATCGACAGGCTCGGGCGCATCGGGTTCAACCCAGTCGCATAGCCCCCGGAGCGTCTGGTCGGCAGCCAGCACTGCCCCAACCTGTGCTGCAAGCGCATCGAACAGACCATCCCGTGCTGAGGCGCTTTGCACGATCATCTCAAGCTCCGCCTTGTGCTGGTAATGATACATGAGCGGCGACAGCGTCACGCTCGGCTCGCCCGGGTTGCCGTCGCGTAAGATCATCAGCCCTGCGGGTGGGATGCGTTCAGGTAAGACCTCGCCGCGCAGAACCGGCACATGCGGGATCGTGCGCAACAGATCCGCCAAGGCGGTGAGGATGGTTTCGCGGGGGGTGGGCATGATTGAACTAATCCGGTTAGGTTATCTTTAGCCAATTCTTGGGGGGCACCTTGTCCATTTCGAATCCAATCATCCGACACTGGTCGCAACTTAACGGCAGCGTTCATCCCTTGGACGAATCCGTGCTTGCGGCAAACAAACACTGCTTTAACTTGGACTACCCACCGCCCGCGTTTATAGGTGACATCATCAACGCGCCCGTTATCTTGCTTGATGCAAATGGTGGTTATGATCCTGTCGTGACGCCAACCGAATTTGCAGATCTTGGCTCTACCGACCGCTTTCTTGACCTTCTCCGAAACCCGCGTGCCTTACACCCGGGGCTGATCGCTCCGTACTACGGTGCGCGAAATTTTGCAGAACTGATCGCGGCAGGGGAACTCGCCCTAGTTAACGCAGTCGCATACCGATCCAGATCGATATCTCGCGAACCTGACAACCGCCGCGTGGCAGAACTGCTTCCATCCACTGTGATTCATCGCGCTTGGTTGCGAGATGTTATCATTCCGGCAGCTTCCCGAGGGGAGCGTCTGGTTATTGCCCATCGAACAAGGCTCTGGCGTATCAAGCGGTCGGAGCCGAATATAACTGGTGTGGTATTCACAACTAACCCAGTCTCGGCAGATATGAGCCGTGCAACACTGGCAGAAATCCGCGCTTTTCTCGACCAACGAGTTTAAGCTGGTCAAAATGATTGAAGCCCGATCAATAGGTGATCAGCGGGTCTCCAGCCAATTCACCACGATCAGCCCCGGTATCGCTGCCTGCGCCCGTTCGGCGTCCCGCGCCAGAGACAGCCGTTTGGCGAGTTTCACCTGGGGCACCAAGAGGAAAATCGGCACAGTGCTCTGGCCGCGCCCGGTCTTGGACCGTGATGCCACGCCCAGCCCACGGCTATTCAGCCGCCCATCAGCCACGAGCAAGCTTGGACCGTTTCGCCGATAGACAAAGCGCAGGCGCAGACCACGCCGCCTTTCCCATTCGCCGGGCGTGAGCGCCTTGCCGCGCGTGCCCTTACCGGCCGCTGGCGTTGGGATGGCAAGCCAGAAGCCGTCTTTCGACCTAATCAAGGGTCCCGTGTCATGCGCGCCGATGATCACCGGCGCGTTTGACCAAATTAAGGCCGCTGCATTCAGGCTTGGCCGACCTTTCGGATAGTCTTGCGAGCGAATGGTCCGCGCCAACCGCGTCCCGAGCCCGACGCCCGTGATCTGCCCGCGCCAATCAGTCTTGAGACTGAGGGCTGCGCCACGAACAGCATCTGAGACGGCTTTTTCCCCTGCGAGGAACTCGGCCCGCATGTCGGCCGCAATACTACTGGAGATCTCAAGGCGAAGTTTCACGCTGGTGCCGCCTCAATGGTCCAGATCAGGCGATCCCGATCCCGGATTGGCTCACCCTGGATCAGGAAGGTCTCATCCCCGATGAGGATCTGCTCGTCTGGGCGGGGCGCGGGAAGCTGAGAGACGCGCACATCGAAGCGCATGGTCTCTGACACCAGACGCGCGGCCCCAAATGTGGTCACATCATCATTACGACGCATGATGACGCGGATCCGGGTGAACTGCCCTTCGCTGTCACGATGCCAGGCCTCGTGGGCGAGGTTCGGATCAGCGAAGAGCAGATCAAGGGCCAGGGCAAAGGCCGTCATGTCTCAGCGGCCTCAGTTCGAGCTGAAGATCCGGATGGCCAGCCGCGGGCGCTTGTTGACCGGCAAGATCGAAGCCTCGGTCATGAGATCGATCCAGCGCCCCTTGGTGTCCATCATCTGCCGCGCGTAAAGCGGCAGACCCACGGTGTTGGCCGTCTCCAGCAAGTTGGCCGGCCCGCCATAGGTGGTGAAGGTGTCGAAGGTCCCAAGCGGGAAGGCGATGCCCTCGCCCGCGGGGATCAGGCGTTCCGAGGTGCCGTTCGAAAGCGTGACCGAGCCGTTGTATTCCTCGAACAGGATACCTGCGAATGGAAAGGCGCGCCGCATGTCCTCGCGCAGGGGCTGGCCGCCGGTGGCGGAGAAGAACTTGTAGGCTTCCTCGGTCTTGGGGTGGCTGATCAGCTTGTCGAAGAATTCGGAACTGACGAGTGCATGCGCCGTGGTCATGGTCTCGCCCAGAAGGCTGTCCTCGATCCCGCGCAGGACCGTCCTGACCTTGCCCTGCACATTCGTTCCGGCCGTGCCAAAGACGAAGTCGACCGAGATCTGCTCGAGG